AATTATAAATCGTGCATTTTCTTGTTATTTTTTTTAGCATCTAACATGCTTAAATACAATGCTAAACCATCATCATCAAATAACCATCCAGTAGATTCAGTAGATTCAGTAGTTTGTTTCTTTACGTTTACCTTATCAATGGGGTTCTTCTTTTCGTAGTCATCAAATAACTCAGCTGTGATCACTTGAGTTGGATGCGCTTTGCTTTTACGAATGGCATCATACTTGTCAAAAGCAGACCCAATCCAATAGGCTTGCCCGTGATGATCATTGTACACTACTTTATAATAGTTACCAAATGTACTTTTCGCAGCCATATCAGAAAGGTAAATCGGATTCTATACTTTCTACTTTCTTTTGAAACTCTTGTACCGTTCCTGACATGTACTTACCTTTAGCACTTTCTTTGATCCATAAGGACACACTTAACTCTTTTCCGTTCAAAGTTACTTTACCTGTGTAGTCAGGGTGTGTTTCTTTCTGTTTTTTATCGTTCTTGAAAATTACGATACCATCTCTCTTTTCCATTTTTATTTGATTTTAATTGTTTACTTTTTACCCATTTGATGCCCAACGTACATCCATAAGGCGTTACTTGCTATTATTGCTATTAATGTTGCTGTGTCCATCTTTTAGTTGTTGTTCGATTTTGGTCATATAAAGGATAGCATCCATTAACTCTTCCCGAAAGTGATTAATCCATTCTAATGTGGTTAAATCTCCCCTATCCAAAGTTACACCATATTTTTTGATTCCAACCTCAGACCTTTGCTGAAAATCACTTACCACTTTCTGTACTATCTTATCTTTCATCTTATTTTGATTTAAAGGTTTCGTTGTAGTATTGTTCTGCTTCTTCATAACTATAAGAACATTGTTTACAAGCATCTATTATCTGCTCTTTCTCCATTTCTTTGGCTTGTTCAAGTATCTTAATAGCACTTTCATATCCTTGTGAAATATCTAATTGCTCAAATAACCATTCTACTGCTGTTTTATTTTTCATCTCTTAATTTTTTAAGTTCATTTCTAAACCATAGCGCAACGTTGTGCTGTTCTTCCACCACTTCAATTGGTGCATACCTCATGATATAGTTATCAAGTGACCTAATCGAAGCAATAGTATGGTTAACTTTCATTTTCATCGTTTGACTAAAGTTTAAGTCCTCTAAAAAATCTGCTAATACAGGAAGTATACCAATTGCAGCGACAAGTTCCTGTTCTTTTTGCTCTAAATTCTTTCCCATAATTCGTTGTAATAAGTTCTACATTCTTCTACTCGTGCGTAAATTGCTTGGATAACATCCTCGTCTCTTTCGATGTGATATGCCTTAACCCTATTCACTTCGGGTATGTGGTTAAATTCGTGTTGCTGTCGTACCTCCATCTCTGTTTCTTCGGTTACATCTAATTCGTGTCTGCTCCATGACGTTCTACGAATCTCATCTAAAACGATTTCTTCGGGAGTATTTATTAGGCAATAAGCAACTATTCCTTTTGTTGCGCCTGTTAATGCCATATAGCCTTGTAACTGATAGAAATAGTCCTTATTAGGTAAGTCCTCATCAAAAAAAGGAAACGTATGCGCTGACCAACTGCTTTTTGTATCTATGATAGTGTCACCCATTATAATGTCAGGTGTGCCACAGATAAAATCATTCTCAAAATAAGACTCATTCTTAACGATTAGGTCTAAATCAAGTACCTTTTCGGTTAGTTCAATAGACTCATTTTCGACCATATTCCCTTTATCTAAGTAGCGAGAATTAATCTCCTTGCGTATACCGTACTTATGCTCAAGTACAAGTTCCTTAATATAACTCTTTGTTGTCTGTGATAAGACCTCCCCTTTTGATCGGGGAGAAGTCATTATCTTACCTATTGCTGAACACCTAACTATCATAACACTAATAATGCTGCTTGTTGTACTTCATTTAATGTGAACGATTCCATTTTTTTGGTTAGTTCGTCTTTTGATAACTTACCATCTGCGACCATCTGCAAGGCTTTCTCAAACCTATCCATCGAGATTTCTTTCTTTACCTCTTTTGGTTGCTCTTGGTTGTTCTTACTATCAGGGTCACTTTCAGTCTCATCAATAAGGAATAGACCATTTAACGCATACTTTCTCGCATAACTTGATGCTGTTCCTGTGCATTGCTCACTACTCATTCCTTTGTGTTCACCAAGTTGTGCAAATCCATAAACACTTGCAACATGATTATCTTTTTGAAATGATGCTGTTGCCTTTAAAAATAGCTTACCACCTACCTCTACTATTTCATCGGACAATAACAATGTTGCTCCGTGTTTTTGTAATAGTGGTTTAACCGATTCTAAGATTTGTTCAGCACTCCGATACTTGTACTTACCAAATGCATTGAATGAACCTTTTGGGCATTTTAATTCTGCTTGAATTGCTACCAATGTTTCCATAACGTTTAATGTTTAATTTGTGTAAAAGTAATCAATTTTTTCTTAGATATCCACAAAAATCACCTTTTGTTTTTAATCTATATTCATCAGGCCCACATGTCTCAGGATATAAACCTAAGATTAACCAATCCTCAAAATTCTTCTTTACTTCCTCTGCAATGTGTTTGTGTCTTTTCTTGTGGTACAAGTGGTGAACAATACACGAATGGTCTTTTAAAGCTACTATATGTGCTATATCCTCCATAACGAATCCTTGTTTACGTAGTAAGTCAATACATTGTGTTTTTAACTCATTGAAGAAAGCACCTCTGTACTTTGTGTGTGAGAAATAATGCCTAATTGTAAGGTCATCAATTGGATTCATTCGTCCGATAAAAGCCTCCATTGGTTCTATATCATTTATCGTTCTCGAGTTCTTCGATTTTTTCATAAAGTTCAATTAAAGATTTGTAAATAAAGTAAAAAAGTCCAGCGGCTAATAGGATGCATAATCCAATGCCAAATATTATTAAGTTCATAATTGATGTATTTTTGTTCTTATTACTTCGCCATCCGTCTTTCGTTGGCTGTACATTTTACCTCTAAGATGTTCATTTTCTTCTTGTAGCTTTTGTCGGCATCTGCGTATACTTTCTGCACTGGTTAGCTTACCCTCGCTAAACTTCTTTAAAAGGTCGTGTGCTGTCATTGCAGAAAAATTAGTCCCACCGATTTCATGATACCAAAATGTTGCTATCAGCTTTTGGTCGGAGTCTTTTAAATGCTCGTATTTGTCTAACAATATATGAACCTTTAGTTTAACCGTGCCTATGCTATTAAATGTTTGTGCGTTCATACTATTTATACTTTTCGTTATAATACTCCTCGGCTGTGCGTGTAGATATGTAGCTAATCTCATAAGCCTCTACTATCTGTTCTGATTCCATTTTTTTAGCACGTTCAACTAAGTAATTAAAGTGTTCCTTGCTGATGTCGATGTTAAAAAAGTCATCGTGTGCGTATGTTTGATTGTCCAATAGTTGCTCTACTAAGTAGTCAATCGCTGTTTTTGTAGGGTTCATCGTTTTGATCTTTTAATTTTACCAATTAATTTAATTCTTATCACATCGTAGTGGTTCCAAAAACTTGCTCGGTCGGCATCGTCTATGGCTGTTTGTTTAGGGATGTACGTGTTTTCAACTCCTTTAGTTACACCTATTCTTTCATTTAAGAAATCGTTTGCAATTTGATAATAGTTACTCATGACATTGTTTAATTATGGTTATTACTTCATTTAAGAGCCTCTCACGCTGTTCTACGCAGTCTTCTATACTTTCTATTAGAAAAAGTTTATAAGTCTTTGTAGAGGACATCTTATTGCTTGATAGTTCTACTAACTCAGCTTTGAGCCTTTCTTCTCTCCTTACCCATTGCACAACCATCTCTAATTGTGATTCGGCTTTTTTTAGTGTTTGATTCATTGTTTACGAGTTTTTAAATTATGTACTTGTTTCATGTACTTTTCACGTACTTTGTTTTGACCGCTAATATCCATTGAATTATAAGACTCAATTGATACACCTACTGCATCACACATGATTTGATTTAATTCTGCGATTGTTTTCATATCGTTTAATTTTTCGTTGTTGATTACCTTACAAATGTACATAACTATTTTAAATATGCAATAGTTTTCCACATAAATATTTGCAAGTTTTTTGTAACTGCTTGATTATTAATGACAAAACCCCCTAAAATAATTTAGAGGGTTTCCTTACCTAAACGAAAAATTAAACGTCTTTTGGATTTTTGGCGTTG